AAGGCGGAAACGGTGGTGGGGTGGGTGGCGAAGCGAAACTCCTTGGAGGGCTCGGCGCTGGCACGAACGCTGGGGGACTCGCTCGAGTCCTTGGCGGGACCGGCGGAACCGGGGCAGGAGGTCACGGGGGGATCGCGCATCTCACAGGTGGAGACGCGGGTGCGGGTTCGGGGGGGAACGCCGGAGATGTGGTCCTCACTCCGGGCAGTCCTGATGGAGCCGGCGTCGCCGGCAAGATATCCCTCGCGGGTCCGGTGGATATCACCGACGCGAAGAACATCACTCTGGGGACGACCACGGGCACGAAGTTCGGCACCGCGACCACGCAGAAGCTCGCATTCTACAACTCGGCCCCCATCGTACAAGGCGCGGCGGTCGCGGACGCATCCGGGGGTGCGACCATCGATGCTGAGGCGCGGACGGCGGTCAACTCGTTGCTGGCGCGGATACGCTCGTTGGGACTCATCGCGACCTAGACCGACAGTTTCATCGATGGACCTACCATTTGGTGGATGAGGCGACGGGATGAGCGGGAAGGAGAAGCTTGAAGAAATGCAGGCGAGTATGGGGGCACTCGACCGACGGGTAGCGGTGCTGGGCCAAGTGCTGATGCTGAAGCAGGCGGAGATCAACAACCAGGCGGACCCGGAGGAGACAAAGACCTGGCTCGAACTAGATTTCGAGGAGGCCGCGCGCACGCTCGGAGAGATGAGAGCCGAACGCAAGAGGATCGGGCAGATTTTCGACGAGAGGCTCAAGTCGCTCGGCGTGTTGGCCGAGCCGTCGCTGCCGTCCCCGAAGTAGAGCCGAGGTGAGGGTGCTGGCCGAGGTGGTGGAGCTGCTGATTACGATGGCCGTAGCCATCGGGCTGGGCGTCGGCGCGGCCATCGTGAGCCGGGTCGCGCCGCGCCGCCGGAACGGGAACGGGGCGACGGCACTTCTCAAAGCGCATATCGCGGAGGACGAGGAGCAGTTCGCCAAGATCGGGAAGCGGCTGACCGAGGGGGACAAGTTGTTCAAGACTGTGAGGGGCGATCAGGGCGCGGTGGCGGCACTTCTGGTGGAGGGGGACGAGGAGCGTCAGGCCAAGCTCAAGTTCGCCCGGCCCGACTTCTTCGAAGAGTGCGTGGCACCGCGGCTGGCTGACTTCCGCCGCGAGCGACAGCACCGCGGACGACGCCGGTAGACCGACAGGTTCAAGAGGGACCGTGGCGGTCGGGGAGCATGGCGGACGTGGGGCCGTTCTGGAGCCTGGTATTGTACGTGGCGCTGGCCGCTCTGTGGGCGGGCGGGGGCTACATGAAGGGCCGGCCGAAGGGCGAGCCGTTCGACCGGGCCAGGTTCATAGGAGCGCTCATCTGGGGCGCGCTGGTGGCCGTCCTGGCCGTCGCGGGCGGGCGGACGTTCGAGGCCGCAGAGGCGACGCTGGCCGGGATCATGGTGATGGGCGCGGAATTGGCGCCGGTGCTCGGATTCACGGTGTCTCTGGACGTGGTGGCGAAGATCGTCGTGCGATGGATCGACGAGCGAATCCCGTGGGAGAAACAGACTCCGGTGTGGGATCTCGTCGCGAGGCTGTATGGGTCGCGCGATCTCCCGCCGCCGGGCCCGCCGCCGGTGCCGGGCTGACCTGGGGCCCGAGCCCCCCACCGGAACCGGAAGGTTCATTCCTGACGCCCCCCATCGGGTGCCGGGATTCCGATGGCTTACTCCCTGAAAGCCGCGGTCAAGACGCTGGCCGGCATCGGCAGCGCCGACACGGTGTGGGATTCCGACATCGACAACACGCACATCCCGATGGCCGACCGGGAGATCGACCTCTACCTCCAGGACGCGGGAGCCGCCGTGCCGCTGGTCGTCATGCCGGCCATCATTGCTGATATCTCGGCGCTCCTGGCGGCGTCGCTGTGGTGGGAGGCGCGGATTACCGTCCTCGAGCCCGCGGCGGCCGGCCAGGAGGCAAGCAAGCGGAGCTACCTGCGGAAGCGGGCGCTGGAGATGTTGAAGCAGTACATCGCGTTCACCTATTCGGAGAACGTCGACCTCGACCGGATCGACCACGCGCTCGACGACTTCTACATCATCTACCCGCGCGACTACAGCACGGCGGACGGGAAGTGAGCGATGCCGATCAAGGTCGAGGTGAAGTTCGACGCGGAGCCCATCCTGCTGAAGCTGGACGCCATCCGGGTGTCGATGCCAGTGGCGACCGAGCGCGCTGTCGATCGGCTCGCGGACCTCGCGGTGACGACCTGGAAGGAGTTTGCCCTGGAGCGGACGAGCACCGGCCGATACCGGGAGAACATCGTCATCAAGAACCGCGTCCCTGGCGGCGCGGTCGTCGGCGTGAACGAGGACCGGGTGCGGTACTTCCCGTTCATCGAGAACGACACCGAGCCTCATTCAATCGAGGCGGTGCGCGCGAAGTCGCTCAGGTTCTTCTGGGGAGCGGGCCCGGCCGGGCCGGGGGTCTACTTCTTCCGGAAGGTGCAGCACCCCGGGACGAAGGGCGCGCACCACGCGGAGCGCACCGGGGAGATCGTGAACGAGCAGGCGAAGAACGTGGTGCGCGAGGTTATCGAGGAGATGATTGAGGAGCGGGTGGAGACGATTCGCGGCGGCGGGTGAACATGGGCTTCTACTCATCATACAACAACATCATCGAGAAAATCCAGGCGCTCCTCCAGGCCAGCGTGCGGACGGACCTCGCGGCGGTTGCGGATGCGGACATCATCCTCGGCGATGTGCGCGACCCGTGGGCACACACACAGAGCAGGATCGTGTTCATCGGGGACGTGAGGGAGGGGAGCGCGCCTGACCTGACGTTCAAGAAGGTGGCGCCGCAGTTCGACGTGCCGATCACCATCGTAACATTCGAGCCGCCGGACAACGTGCGCGACACCTGGCGGCCGACCATCGCGCTCAAGATCACTGGAGACATTGTGGACGAGCTGCTGTCCAACAAGAACCTCACGGTCGCCAGCATCCGGCACGCGGACAACGTGGAGTTTCTGCGATTCCAGGCGGTCGGCGGCCAGGACGTGACGCGCGTCCTCTCGCTCGTGAGGGCGTGGTTCAGGATCACAACGAACTATCAGCCGGCATGAGGTGGACAACTTGGCAGGAGAACGGTGGGTCGGAGTGAAGGCCGAGAGCAGTTACGGGAGCCCGGCGACGTTGCCGCCGATGAGGTTCCTTGATGGCTCGGGGTTCGACTTCACGCCGCGCAGCGGGGATGAACTGTTCGAGGGCTACGCGGAACGCCAGCCGCGCCGGAGCGCCCGGGGAGGGTACGACGTCGAGTGGACGTGGGACATGGTCCCGGACGCGACCGAGATCGGCGAGTTGCTGAAAGCGGGATTCGGCACGGTCCTCAGCACCGCGCTCGGCGGAGGTATGTTCCAGCACGATTTCGCGCCCAAGACTCAAGACAGCCGGCTCAACTCTCTGACGATCTGGCAGTACCTCGGGGTCGAACCGACGAGCGACGACATCCAGCATGACGGGGCCTACGTCGGCCGCGTCTCGTTGGAGGGCGCGGTGAAGAAACCCATGCTGGCGAGGTTCGAGGGCGGTTCGTCCAAGACGAACCTCGTGGACCTGTCCGCGCAGTCCCCGTCATTCAGCAACAACGGCATCCTCATGTTCAGCGGCGCGGTCGTGACGCTGGATGCGGTGGACATCAGTGCTCGCGTGCAGGCGGCCCGATTCAACTTCGACAACAAGCCCGACCCCGATTCCGGGTACGGGTTCGGGTCGCAGTTCAAGCGCCGAGCGACGAGCGATGGGTTCCTCGCGAGCGGGGAGATCGACCTCCTGTTCGAGAACAGCGACATGCTCAAACGGTTCTTCGGCTCGTCGAGCGCGACATCCCCGACTCTGCTCCCGGGGGAGTTCGATATCCTATGTCGCTGGCTCGGCCCCATCGTACTCGGCCCGAGCAACCACGAGGTGCAGGTCGATCTCGATAAATGCGTCATCGACACGAGCGCGATGAAGATGCAACAGAACAAGCGCCTCGCGCAGAACCTGAAGTTCATGGCGCGGGGCGGGCCGGGCGCGACCAATAAGGTGCGGCTCATCAACAACACCGCGAGCTATTGAGGTGGTCCGGATGGGCGTGGGCGATTTGTACGGGCGGCGTGGGAAGTTCGAGATCGAGATGCCGAGCGGGCTGCGGGCTCGCGGCCGGCGTGCGCTGCTTGCGGAGGTGTTCCCGCTCATCCACGCGGCCGGTGCGCAGATGGACGACGAGGAGGCGGGACAGAAGGTGATGCAGAGTCCGGAGGCCGTGAAACGGGCGCTTGCGATGCTGCCGGCGCATGTGGACGCGGTGTCCTTCCCCGAAGGCGAAAGACGGGCGGAGGGCAAGCTTACGGCGACGGGGAAGCCGACCGGCGACGAGGTCGATATCTCGGACCTTGACGATCTAGACGGGCTGGCGCTCATCGCGGCGGTGTTCTTCAGGGGGGATCAGGCGCTCGTCGACACCTTTCGTACAGGATCGCGGGCTCGTGGCGATGCTCGGAACGGTGGCGGAGTTCGCGCACATCAGGCCGACCCAGGTGGTGCCGAGCCTGGCGTCGACGCTGGACGAACAGACCGCGTTGATGCTGGACCTGAAGATCATCGAGGCGTACCGCGAGCTTCAGGCGGTGGCGATGGGCGGGGACGGCGACCCGAACCCGCCCCGGACCCTGCCGGGTGAGAGCGTGCAATCATCGGTCGAACGGAGGTTGCGGAAATGGTCCTCGAGAAGCAAGACATAGAGATCGGGAGCACGTACGACCCGACGGGGATGAACGCGGCTAGCGACGACTTGGTGTTCTTCAACGGGAAGGTCGTCGCGGCGGACCAAGTAGCGGCCAAAGGCTCAGAAACTTTCAGAGGTTATACTCGCGCTTTGACCGGCATCAGTATTGCGACGCGACTGGCACAGGGCGCGCTGGCTCAGTTCGGAGGCACGTTCGCCGCCGTCGGGAACGCGGCGGCGGCAGTTATAGGCATTGTCATCGACTTAGCTCGCGCCTACCTTTCGCTGAAAGGTCCCGCGGATAAAGCCGCCACGGCCAACTGGAATCTCGCCCTCTCGAAGATCGCAGCCGCCGGGGTTGGTGCCATCATCGTTGCGGGAATCGTGGCCGCGGCCATTGTCACCGTGCTCGCCCTTCGGGCCAGCGCGGAACGCCGGCATACCGGAGGCCGCGTGAGCCGGACTGGCCTCATCGACGCCGAGCGGGGCGAACTCATCGTGCCAGCGAATGCGACCGGCGCGGAGGCGGGGGCACTGAGCCCCATGACGGTGAACATCCAAGTCGGCACTCTGAGCGGCGATGAGGGCAGCATTACGGAGCTGGTGGCGGAGACGCGGCGCCGGCTGGGTGGGTTCACGTCCTTCGGGGTGGACTGATGGCGGACAAGAACATCAACATAACGACCACGTGGAGCGCCGCCGCGATCACGAGCGCGGACGACGTCTACATCTTCTCCGGAGGAATCCTCAGTACCGACAGCGCAGGCAACGAGGCCAAGAGCATCCGTGTGGGGAACAACAAGGTCCGCGACACGCCGAGCGCGGGCACCCTCAAGATCGGCGCCGGCAACGGCATCAGGCTCAACAACACGACCGGCAGCGGAGGCGGGGCGCCGAACGGCGGCACGATCGAGATCGAGACGGGAGGGATAGTGTCCGACCGGACGCACGCGAGCCCGACGACGTTCGACCTTCAGGGGAAACTCTCGGTCATCAACACCGGGTTGCCGTCCATCCGGGGCCGGCTCGTGGTGTTCGATGGCACGCTCGACCTGTTGTTCACGCGGATCGACGCGACCGCTTCGGAGTTTGACCTAGGGCTGTACAAGCGGCAGGCGCCGACGACCGTATCGTTCATCCCGTTGCCGGACGGGTTCAGCGAGATCTTCGAGAAGCCGCCGAAGGTTCCGTCGCTCACAATCGAGGGAGGGAAGGACATGGAGCAATGGCTCGGTTCCCGGCTGCGAACGGGTGAGATCGGATTCATCGAGGACGATGCGTCGTATCCGTTCCTGACGAAGCATCTCCAGGAGGAGGCGGGCAAGAACCTCCGCTGGTGGTATATCGGTCCCAAGCACCAACTCAAGGTGCGGCTGCTGGATTGCGTCACGAGGTTCGTGTCGCCGCGGAGCGTGCGACGTGCGACGTTGTCGTTGAAGGAGAGCAGCTAGATGGCGAACGCGCAGTTCCAGAACGAGCCTAAGTACCAGGTCAAGGTCGGAGTCAACACTTGGGACTACGCCGACGACACGAGCCGGACGCAGGTCTTGAGCATTTGGCACCGGATTGCGGAGGGCGAGGTGCAGCGGGCGAAGATCGTGGTCGAGGACCCGGCCGGCACGCTGGTCGTTGTCAAGAACGACGTGGTGCAAATCAAGGAGCAGACCGAGGGCGGATTCAAGACGGCGTTCTATGGCTACGTCGTGCACCCGGACCGGGACGGCTCGAAGATCATCATCAACTGCCTGGGCGACGAGGACAAGAAGCTGAACGACGAGCTGAAGCAGACTCAGCTCTACGAGCAGTACACCCAACCCGCACGGATACCGCCGGCCTGGGGCAACTTCCATACGCTCATCGGGGACCGGGGGATTTCGAAGGTCAGGCTGACGGGTTCGCCGACCTCAGAGGTGGACAAGGCCGCGGTGCCATTGGTCTACCTCGCTACGATCTCGGCGCCCTCGCCCGGGCGCGGCGATTGGGACAAGGAGGCGAAGGTCTGGACGGAGATCGTGAACAGCACGGCAAACCGGCGGCACCTGTTCCAGTTCCGGGCGGAGGGGGCGTTCCTCGACCAAGTGCAGTTCATCCTGATGAATACCAGCGTGAACGACATCATCATGGACGTGTCAATCCAGCGCGACACCGGCGGCGGGAAGGCCGGAGCCGACGTGGGCATCATCGCCAGCTTCACGCTCCTCAAGGGGCTGGGCATCCAGATCATCACGGTCGGGAGCGACACGACGGGCCTGCGCGTGCCGCTGAATAAGGCGCAACTCTATTGGTGTGTGCTCCACCGGCAGAGCACGCTCGACACCGACACGTTCCGCGTCTTTGGCGCGACGGGGGCGAACGTCCCGCCTTCCACTTCGGAGTTCCCGTACCGGCAGGGGATCGGGACCGGCACGCCGTACGGGGGCTACGGCTACTACGACCGATTCACGATCACCGGCGCGGACCGGCTGGGATTCTTCCAGCCGCACTTCCGCGACTGGGTGTCGCTGGATTATCTGCGGGACTACGTCGACGGCGGGACGCCCGCGGCGGATCAGCACGACATGAACATCGAGAACGAGAGCGGATACCAGCCGGCGCAGGTGGACGGCGCGGCCGGGTTCGAGACGGCCATCGCGGCGTTCGCGCATGACGACGGGTCGATAGAGGCGTTCCTGCGCGAGCTGCTGGAGCTGAAGTATGACCCGAGCGACGTGGTCTCGGAAGTTTTCACCCCGGCCAGCATCCGGTACTGGGAGGTCAACCAAGAGACGCTGTGGGAGACGACGCAGAAGCTCGCCTCGCTGCTTATCGATAGTGCCGGAACGCACCGCGGGCGCGTGTTCTTCGAGTTCAACGACGCGACTCCGCTCGACCCGCTGCGGATGCACATCCAGCGGCGCAAGCTCGGCACGGACGCGGAGTACGCGACCGTCGGGGGCGAGGACGACCTGGTGGGTGAGGCGGGGCTGCTGTTCAGGATGAGCGACGCGGACGTGCGGGAGGAAGCCGCGACGCGCGATAACATGTACACGGTGATCGGAAGGACGGCGCACGGCGACCCGCTCTATGCGACCCGGCGCGGGACCTACGCGAACCAGCCACGGGACCGGCAGAAGATCGTGGGCGACGGGAAGCTCAAGCGGCCCGAGGAGGTGGCGGCGCGGGCGGAGGCGCTGGCGCAGCTCGCGGTGCTGGACGATCTCACGGGGTGGTTCGTGGTGCCGGGCTGGGCCCCGGAAATGTCAGGACACTTCGCGCAGAACAGCTACAACAACATCATCAAGCTCAAGACGAGCCGGCGGAACCTCTCGGCTGGACGCAAGTTCATCGTCTACGCGACCGAGTGCACGCTCGACGGCGGGGGCGCGCGGACGAAGTGCTGGTTCGGGTTGCCCGAGCTCGACATCGTGAAGGCGGTCGCGGACGGACACCGGCTGCTGGCGAACGAGATCGTGAAGGACGGGTTCGGCGGCATCGACACTTTCTACGTCTATGTCGAGAAGGCGCTGACGGCGGACCCGGCGTTCTGCTGGATCAGGAACGCGAGCGGCGGCGCGCCCGACGCCTGGGACGACACCGTGAGATCGCCGGGCCCGGGCGCGACTTCCAATGTGATGCCGGCGATGACGAAGTACGGAGCGGAGCCGGTGTGGCAGGCGATCTTCAATCCGTGGCTCACGTTCTCGCTCAAGGTGGGGCAGATCGAGTTTTTCGACGCCAGCCTGGTCTCGCTCGGGGCGTCGGTCTTGAGCCCGAACTTCGAGTACAGCCCGCATCAGCGGATCGTCGTCGAGGTGAAGAAACTGTGAGCCCGTACGGCTATAGGTCGACGAGCCCGGCCGTGGTGCAGGACGCGCCGCGGGAGGTGTTCTACGCCCGTGACCCGCGGGCGGAGATCGGCCTCCGGGCCCCGCTCGCGAACGCCGAGAGCATCCACGCCCACACCGCGCTGGTCTCGGCGAGGCTGGGAGCAGCCAACCAAATCCGGATCACCCCGCTGGTCGTGCCCTACTTCATACTGGTCCAGGCCGTGGAGGCGCGGTGCACCTTGGCGGACGCGGACGCCCTGAACGACATAGGCCTCTACGACTGGACCGGAATGAAGATGCTCTCGTCGGGATCAACGGTCTACGCCACGGCCGGCCTGAAGATGACCACACTTGCGACGCCGGTGAAGGTCTATCCTGGGCAGTATCATGCCGCCTGGACAAGCAATCAGGGTGGGGCCGGATCGGGCGCGGCCCTCGCCCATGCGGCCAATCTGCCGGTCGCAGGGATGGTTCGGCGCTGCGGGACTCTCGCCACCGGCGGCGGGACGCTTCCGACGGTCATCAACCTCCAGGCCATCGTCGACACGGTCAACGCGAATTTCTGGCTGCACCTCATCGGGCGGGGGAGCTGAGTCGATGCCGGCCTGCGAAAGCGTTTTCCGCCCTGCCGGGATGAGGGTGCCGTGCCGTGGGAGCAGGTCTCGATCTGGATCGGATCGACCCCGCCAGACGACCCGGGCACGCCGGGCACTGGGGTGGCGTTCCTCTGGCTCGACACGACCGACTTCAAACTTAAAGGCTTCAACGGTGTCGGTTTCGAGGCGACCTACATCGACCAGAAAGAGGTCCAGCGGTTCACTCCGCTCCAGCCGGCCCGTGCGACTCAGGTCATCTCTCCGAGTTCGGGCGGGGCGGGCGACCTTGATTTCGAGGATATCCAGCGGTTCACCGGAGGCGGGCTGATTGGTTAACAACTATCTCACGCCCGTCGGGGTGAATCTGAAGGCCGCTGGCGCCCTCGTCTACACAGCGCCCGTTGGAACCTCGACGATGCTGATAGTCTATTTCAGCAACGTGGACGTGGCGAATCGGAAACTGAACGCCTACCTGCACACCGGCGCTCTGCCGGCGGCGGGCGTGGCGCGCGACGCGCTCGCGATAACTGCGAAGGATTTTACCCTCGTGAGGGAGGGGCAGCTTCAAGCCGGGCCGTTCTACCTGACGACCGGATACAAGGTCACCGCGTTCAGCGACGTGGACGACAAGATCACCGCCGTGCCGGTCGGCGTGGAGACGACTTAGAGGTGAGGGATGGTCAGACTGCTCGTCCCGCTCATCACGACGCACAAGGACGAGCACAAGTCCGGCGGGCTGGACGCTTTCGCAGCGACCGACGTGCTCGAGGCGCTGGTGAAGCGCCTCCGCGACGGCGGAGGTGCCGACCTCCTCATCGGCACTTTGGTGGACGGCGAAGGGCTCAGGCGCAGCGGCAACAACATCGTCAGCAGCGGGATCGCATCCACGGTCCTGGCCCAGGGGCCGACCACGGTCGCGAACGAGACGGACACCGTTCTCGCGACATTCACCCTCGCCGATGGGCAGTCAGTCGTCGCCTCGTTCGCGGCCCGCGGGACGACCGCCGGCATCATCATCACCGGCGATACGGCTTCACCAGTCGCGACCGGAGTGGCACAATGGTCGCTGAGAAAGACCACGACCGCGGGCCAGCACGAACTTCGGCTCCGGCACGACTTCGGGGTTTCCACCACCTTCGACTGGAAGGTCATAAGGGTGTGAACATGGCGAACGGGCCGCTGGAGACGTTCTCGCTCGCCTACTGCCGACAATGCGTTCCGCGCTGCGCGGTGGGCGCGGGCAAGGCGGCCAACGGGAGCTTCTCCGTGGCGTCCCACGAACTGATACCGACCGTCGTCCATACGGACATCAAGACCATCAGGGTCACCGACATCTTCCTCGACCCGGGCGAGACGCCCGCACAGCAACTCACCCGCATGGATGCGCTCTATTCGGGGAGGTATGTCTGATGGTGCGCACCGGGATCAACGCGACGATGGCCGACCACCACGCGCTCGTGCGGCTGCTCATCTCGAAGGGCGTGTTCACGCTGGCGGAGTACCGGACGGCGCTCAAGGCGGAGGAGCGCAAGAGCATCCGCGGCGAGCGGGAGAACATCATATGATTCAAGGCGCCGACCCGAGCGCCCGCACATTCACGCGGACGCCAGGTGGTTCGTCGTAATCGTAGACCTTCGCGGCCCGGCCGAACTCCGCCACCTGCGAATCGTCCAGTAGAACGGTCCCCGTGAGTGAGTCGTTCACCGCCCGTATCAGCTTCTCGAGGTCGCCGACTTGGCGGGAGACCGGCCACTCCCGCAGCACCGGATTCTTCGGAAGGCGTTTGAAGACTTTGCGCAGCCGCTTCGGACGTGCGGCGATGAAGAGGTATTCAATCGACACGGGACCGTCGTAGAGCGGCTTTCCCGCCCACGCGATCGCGGCCTCGCGCGCGACGTTCTGCCGCCACGGCTTGAGGCGCTTGCTCGATTCGACCATGATGCCGCGCCCCACGTTGCGCTTCGAGCCTTGCGGGGCGGGCTGGCCGCGGACGGTAAAGGAGACGAGCTCGGTCATGCCTCGATCAACTCCGCAGGCAACCAGCGCATGAGCATCGCCGGTCCATAGACCTTGCACCAGGGACAGTAAGTCCTTGGATCTGATGGCCTCCACGACCTGTCAAGCCGCTGCTCCCCGCAAGCATCGCAGCTCACGAGCGGCACTTCTGCGCGCTTCATGAGTCGCCAGGGCGGGCTTAGGATATGAATCAGAACAGGGGATGGGTGAAAGTGAGCGAAAGTCTGGATCGGGCCGGGCCGAGCGGCCGGCCCTGAGCCCGGTCGAGCGGTTGTGGTCGATGGCTCAGACAAGCCCTCGCCGCTCGACCTGACCGCATCTGAAGATCCACGATAAGCCTTCCTCCCCCTCCCCTCTGTCCGTCTTACATCGTGTTACATCGACAGAGGAGGAGGAGGAGGAGAGGAGGTAGGAGAAGGCGCCGTTTCGATTGCAGGGTTCAAATAGCCTCGGTGTCCTCGCCTGCCCGTGGTCCGATGGCGAAACGCGACGTTCCGATGATTCAGTATCAGGTGCGGCTACCGGCAGATGTGTGCAACCAGATTTATCGTGAGGACATCCCAGCTGAGATCCTGCGGCGCGTCCTCGTGCGCGCGGTCTATGATGCCTCAGCCAAACTCTCTTGGCTCAGGGGTCGCGCGACAGACCTGCGTGAGCAACTCGCGGCCGTGGAGGGCAGAATCGAGGAACTTGAAGAACTCGAGCAAGCCGACAAGTGCGCGGAGCGCGCTGCACCCGTCGTGCGTTACCTGCGGGGCGAATATGGTCCTCGAACCGTCAGGGAAATGGCGCGGTCCAATGACCCGACCTTGGACCGCTGGTTTTCAGATCCAGCGGCGGACAAGCTGCTCAAGGAGTGCGGGCTCGACCGCGGGCAGTTGGTCGAGATCCTGAAACGGGCCTAGACACGTCTGAAAATGCTTCATGGAGGGGGGAGGGAATGACCCGGATACGCCTATACAGAGGCTTCTTGGGAGGGGATGTCCCCTTGGTAGGTATATATCCTAGGTCGATTGTCTAGGCACAAGGTGATGCCGTGATGACGACCGATAAGAAGTGCGAGGTCCCGGGATGTAGGAACAAAGCCAAGACGACCTGCCTCTGTTCGATGCAGGTCTGCCGGACGCACTACAACCACTGCGTCAGGAAGTCGAAGCGTGCGCCGGTGGCGATCCAGCCGCCCGCAGTTCGCGAGCTGACCCTTCAGCAGGCGTTCAACCTGCCGACAGCGAAGGATGCGGCCGAAGGCCCAGCGGTCTATAGGGGCGTCGTGGTGGACATACGCGACACCAGCGGGTTCGTGCTACGCTGCCCGGAGTGTAGCCGGGTGCTCCAACCAAGCCACTTGGCCGCCGACAAGGGCCAACCGGTGTGCCGCATCCATATGCGGGTCGAGGGTAGGCCTGACGTGCGGTTGAAGTTCGTGGTCGACGACGGGACGGGCGCCTGCATCTTCGTCGCAGATGCGATTGCGACTCAGAAGTTCATTGGCCTGACGGTGGTCGATGCCGCCCAGAAGATGGAGGAGTGGGGCGCGAAGGGACTCCTCGAATGGATCGAGGGCAAGACCCTCGGGCGGTCGGTCAGCGTGAAGGGCAAGCTTACCGCGGACGAGTTCGGCTACATGGTCTTCGCCGAGAGCGTGGAGTACCTGATGCCGACTCCGGAGGTGGTCGCATGAGCGCCGAAGGCGGCTGGATCGACAGCCTCGAGACTTCGGCCCGCGGGCTCGTCTATGCAGTGCGCGACTTCAAGGCGCAGCTCCCCGTGGCCTGCGATGGCGACGACTCCGCACTCGACGCCCGCCTGCTCGAACTGGAGCACGTACTCGCGCGCAAGCCAGGCGCCCGGCCCAAGATCCGCAGACCTCAAGACGTGCCGGGAGTCCTGCCCGCCTTGAGCGACGAGGCCCAAGAGTGCTTCTGGGCCCTCTACCTCGACTCGAGGTGCGGGCTCATCCAGGCCGTGATGGTCAGCAAGGGAAGCGCCGACCTCTGCCTCGCGCACCCGCGCGAGGTGTTCAAGGGCGCGGTCAGGGTTGGGGCCTGCAAGATCGTGGTCGCGCACAACCATCCGTCCGGCGTGCTCGAACCCAGCCAGCAAGACCTCGAACTGACTGACCGTCTACGCGAGGCCGGGCGGGTGTTGGGCATTCCGCTTCTGGATCATGTCATCGTTTCGGCCTCGGGCGCGGCGCGCAGCGTCCTGCCGGAGGTGGCGAAGTGACTTACCGCGACCGCCGTCTTGCGAAAGCCGAACGGCTGCGTGAGTGGGCGCGCAAGAGGGAGGAGGCGGCGGCCCAGACGTTCAAGACTGGCGAGCAGTACCGCGGCGACATCGCGTTCAACACCCAGCCCGGCCACATCCCCGAACGGGCCCGCCTCATCGCCCGCGAGGACCGGGCGCACGAAAGCCTGAGCAAGGCGCGAGCGATGAAGTCTCGGGCCGCGGGCATCGAGGCGGCGGCAGACCACGCGATCTATTCGGATGACCCAGACGCGGTCGAGGCACTTACCACGAAGATCGCGCATCTCGAAACCCAGCGCGCCCGGATGAGGACCATCAACGCAGCCATCCGCAAGGGTCTTGGCTGGGAGGCGAGACTCGCGGAGATGGGCGGGCCGCTCACGGAACGCGAGGGAGCCGCACTCCTCCGCATCGCGCGATACACGCCATACCACTGCAAGAACGGCGTGCCATCGTTCCCTGCCTATGCTCTGTCAAACCTCGGCGGCAACATCAGCCGCCTGAGAAAACGACTCGCGCAGCTCAAGCCTATTCAGGTCGCGCCAGTCGATCCGTCCGGGGGTAACTAGGGGGAACTCCCCGCCGGGGGTTATATACCGCTGAGGTTGGTAGGGGGGTAGGTGACGCCATGACTGAGGAGAACGAGACGAGGCAGGCAGGAGACCGCGCTGGGGGCGGCAACGAGATGGCCAGCGGCGAAATCGAAAGCGACCTGAGCAAGCGCAGCGAGCATCCCTGCGTGATGTGCGGTTCGATGCCCAGGCTTTCCAAGGCCGAATACATCGCCTTCGACCGTAGGTGCCGTCGTTGTTTTCACCGTGGCAAAGCGTGGGAGCGGAAAGAGGCGGCCAACACCGTCACGCAGAACGCCGAACTTGGTAGTTATGCCGTCGTAGTTTGGCGGGGAGCGGTGGCGGAAAACTGCCGCATCCTCGGAACTCGCTTCACGACCCGCGCTGCGGCGGTTGAACACGCGGAGAAGCTGCGCGGCTCACCCTCTGAATGGGGCGGGCATGATGGCATCTACGAGATCGTGAAACTCGTTGCGATCTGTGATGCTGGCGGTCTGAAGGAGGTGGCGTAGCATGTCCTCTGGGACGAAGCGACCCGTCCCAACCCGATGGTGTGAATGCGGCCCATCCTATCGCGGCCCTCACGTCTATGTCCCAGGCAAGTGTGTCCCAAAAGAGGGCGAGTGCTTCACTTGCCAATGTGATGAGGACTGCAACCACACCTGTTGCAACGCCGATTCACCGAAGGCCGCAGGGGGTGACTGAGCATGGCCCCCTGCCCTCAATCGAAGACCGGCCACTGCTGGACCGACCTCGCGCACGACGCGAAGTGCGCCAAATGCTGCCACTGCGGCGAGGTGCGCGACCTTCCGCCGAAGGTGGTCGAGGTCCTCGTGAACGTTCATGCGACCCGCAAGGTTCCGGGCGCGGTCCAATACTCTAGCGATGAGAAGGGAGGCTCCATCTCGCTGCGCGCCTCGATCCGCGAGGGTGAGAACATCATGGGCGCGACCCGGATGCTCTGGGACCTCGCGGAAGTCGAGCTTGAGAAGCGCGGCCTCACGGTCGTCAGGAAGGAGGCCGAGGTCGGGCGCGTGCGACCGAAGGCCCGATGCCGCTTCGAGACGCCCGACCGCCGGTGCGCCGAGATCGCGGTGCCGGATGAGGACTTCTGCGAGGCTCATCTGGTGCAGCCTGCGCCAGCCAAGCCCACTGAACCCAAGAAGGGCGATGAACCCGCAACCGCCTCGTCATCGGCTACACCCGCGGGCGAGCCCTCTGGGGCCTTCAAGCCTGCCGACCAGCAGCCAGCGCGCGCCGCAGACGAGATGCCGCTACCCGAATGGATCAAGAACCGGGTGGCGAGTTGGGAGGGCGTGCCGGAAGTCAAGCGGCGCGAGGATGGGGCCTACCGCGGCCTGATGACCGTCATCGAGCAGCAGGGCGGGCGCAAGATGGGCTACTGGGCCTACCTTCTGGATCGACCCGACGCGCTCGAAGCGATGAAGAAGTGGGCCGCCCGGTGGGGTTGGAAGGGGGCGGGTGCGTGAGCAACCACCCCATCAGGTACGAGGATCGGGAGACCAATGGCGGGCGCACGTTCCACCGCGCCATCTGCGGCTGCGACTGGGCCTCCCTTTGGGTCAGGCTCATGGATCTGGCGAGCGACGCGGCCGACGCCCACCGGGACGAGATGCGGGCCGCCGGGCTGCTCGAGGTGAGTGCATGACGCTCCCCTCGGAGGCGAGAACCGTTAGGGTATGCTGGAAGTCCACCAATGGGCACTGTCCCTGTTTCTACCTAGCGGGGGGCGCGTGTTGCATTTGCCGGAGACGGAGGCGGTCGTGATGCCGCCCCCAACCCATCTCATCGTGAGGAAGGACGGCATCCTCTGCTGCGTCTGCTGTTCCCTGGAACCCGTCCATCCTGGCGACGGGACTACCATGGACACTCTCCTGCTCGCTTTCGACGGAGTGATGCGCCGGCACCCGGCGAAGGAGCACGGCGACCCTTTCAAGGCCTCAGGGGGGCGAGCCACATGAGGCCCGGCGAGAAGGCCCTGCAAGCCGTCGCGCGAGCCGAGGCAGCCCAAGGGCCAGAGCAGCTGGCGCAGGTCGCGCTCGCGGCCCTCTACGCCGCAGAACAGACGGCACTCGTGGCCCAGCAGAAGGTAGAGAAAGCGCGCGCCGACCTGAAGACAATCCTCGAAACGCTGCCGGTGAAGTCGGTCGATCTCGAGGGTGGTCGTTGGCGCGCCGACATCAGGACCGTGAGCGACACGCGCTTCAAGGCCGACGAGATCCTGAACCTGCTGCAAAGCGACGAGTACGAGCGCGCGACCAAGCCCGCCATCGACCGAGATGGCTTGAGGCACGTTCAGGACGAACGGCTGGCGAGTGGGCGCGACCCGCTGCCGATCGTGGTCGTACAGGAGGAACGGATGTACGTCTCGTTCCAGGGCGCGCCGCGGGCGAAGCGCCCGCCCGAGTCGCGCGCGGGCCGGGCGTCAAGCATCCCAGAATCGGCCATCGCGAAGGCGAGCGAGAACGAGTGGGTGGTAGCATCGTCTTCCGGGAGCGGAACCTACACCGTGCGGCTCGATGGCGAGCCCGCGACCGGGACATGGAGCTGCACATGTCCGGACTCAATGCAGCGGTCGGGCCCAAACTGCAAGCACGCGATCCGAGTGCGTGAACTGGTGGCGCGCGGCCACTTCGGGGAGGGGGTCTGATGCGACCCGAGCCCGGCATCGACCGCGACCTCGCGGCCCACATCCGCAAGCTGGGCGGCCCCTTCTTCCCCCTCATTGAGGCGTGTGGCAACTGCGACGCGCAGATCGAGCGCGACTCCAAGCGGAGCCCTTGGCGACACTCGGAACCGGAGGACGCGGACAACTGTCATGGCTACATGGGGGTGGTGGGGCCATGAGGGGCATCAGGCTGCTCGCGTCCCCGTGGGTGATGAAGATCCTCGAAGCCTGCTGGGACAAGCCCGCGGGTTTCAACTTCATCAAGGCCTACTGCGGGCGCATCAGCGGCAAGACGCTCGCCGCCACGTTGCGCGATCTCGAGGCGGCCGGATTGGTGGAGAGACGCCCGTTAGCACAACCCTCCAACAGAGTCGACTACGCGATCCTAGACCATGGCATCATCGTGGCGCAGCAGGCGACCATCCTAGAGATGAAGCTCGAAACGGCAGCGAGGTCAAGGAAAGGCAAGAGGTGATCCTCATGGGCGACATTGGGAAGAAACGTAGGGCGTACGAACTTGCTATCAGAGGCTTCGAACAGCAGCATGAGGAGGCGGAGCGCGCGGTCGAGCGAATTGACAACCAGCTTGCGGAGACGCACAAGCGCCAGCTGGATCTCGAGGCTGAGAAGGCGGGGGTTCACCGCGACCTTGAAATCATCGAAGAGGCCATCCGCGACTCGCGTATCCGGCTGCAAGCCCTCGAAGCACCAATCACGGAAGCGATAGAGGGTACTGGACCCGTCGAGGTCGCCGCGGCCCCGAGATCGCGTGGGGAAGGCTACGCGACCCGGCGAGCCGCAATCCTAACAGCAGCTCGACGCGCCAACGGTGGCTGGTTCAAGGCTGCCGATGTAGAGGGTCGAGATGATAATCCGGCATGGTCCAAAGTCTTGGCAGACCTAGCTGATTCCAGCGTGCTCGAGGCAGAGGGCGAAACGAAAGCCCGTCACTATCGACTGCTGCGCGATCCAGAGGTTCAGGTCGCGCCCGCCGAGACTGCCGAGGAGCGGGCCGAACGCATCAGGGAAGCGCGGGCCGCCGGGCTCTTGAAATGAGGGATGGATGACAGACCGATACGAGCCCCCAGCCATCACGCTCACGGGCCCGCCGCCCAAGACGGGCGCCTGGTTCGTGCTCTGCCCGAAGTGCGGCCACCCGAACCTCGAACTCGGGCCCGAAGTCAGGCCCAAGTGCGGCGACCAATACTGCCGGGCCGACATCCCGACGGAAGCGACGCGCTATCGAGAACAGGGACTTCCGCAGTAGCCTTAGGAGGTCTGATGCAACCTGAAAGGTATATATCCCCGACTCGCCCTGCCCAAGCAGGTGACGCCAGCATGATGAAGCCTCCCATCAGCCCGCCCCGCGACCTGTTCTCCTACGGGCCAGACTTGGTCGACGAACATCTGGCCGCCGCGATCCGCCGGCTGCTTGCCCTACAGATCATCGCGGACGAACTTGGGCGGCATGACCTCATGGGGCAGTTCAGCGTACAGATCGCGCAACTCCGGAAGCACTACCAAGACGCCAACCGGGTGCCGCCATGACCATCACGCTCAAGCCCCGGCTCAAGCGGTGCGTCCGGTGCGGATTCCGCGGTCGCCTTGCGCGCACCGCGCGATCCTGCCCATCATGCGGCGGCCCGAATGTCGGGCTGGAGAACATCGGCGGCTACCCTGCCCATCTGAACCCAAACGCATGGAGAGCGATCTCCGCAGGGAAGGGAAGCGTAGAGAGGCCGGCGCGCTCGGGCCCCCTGCTCGGCGCGCCGGGCTCGCATTTTTCGGAGGACGCATGACGGCTCCAGATTGGCCCGAAGAACTGAAGAGGCTGCGTCACCTCGTTCGTGAAGCCTACTCCTACACGCTGGACAACCAGCCGGTGAGAACCTACTGCATCCTGCAGCGCATCGACGTGGAGCTAACGAGACTGGAGACGTGGCCCGGACTCGCGACGAAGCGGAGGAAACGATGACGGCCCACAAGCCACTGACGTCGAGGGAACTCGACGAACTCCTCAGTCGCGTTAATCGCGGGACGATGCCGGTCGATGTCGAAGACTTGGTCCGGGACCTGCGCGCGGCGCGGGCGGCGCTGGTATTGGTGATGAGCGAACTACACGAAATGACGAGCGACATCACGCTGAACGAGGAGGATGAGGAGAACGTGCGCGCCGCACTCACGGCTGGCCGCGACGCGCTCCCACCGGAGGATTCCAATGACTGATCCCATTCGCCCAATCTTCGATACGAACCGTGGTCTCGTCTGTCTGGGCTGCGGTGAGTGCCACAAGGTCAAGGGTCGAATGGAAACCTGGCTCCTCGCTAGAAAGGTCAAAGCGTTCGAGAATCTGCATTCCTCCTGCCGTGAGAAGAAGGAAGTCCACATCGAACCGGGGGAACCATGAAGGCCCGACCGTGCAAGGGAGAACACATCGAGGACGAGAACGCGACCAACCAGTCCGAGAGATGCGGCACTCCTTACTGCCGGGCGAGCGCGTTCCGCTGCGCGCGCTGCGGCTGGTGGATCGCCGAGTGCCAGTGTCATTCATGCGACGGCGCAAGCCGGATCTCGCCGACACGGGAACGTAGGAACCACCAGCGTCGGCTTGCCGAGGGATTGTGATGGCCGGCCACCCCGTGACCCGCGACATAAGGCAGGAGAACCGCCTCATCGCCGCCGCGCTCCACGTCGCCCGCTGCCCCGAACACGGCGATGACGTGCGCGCCGCGGCCCGCGATGGATGCACGAATTGCCGTAGATACGACGCGGAGAGCGAGTCCGGCCCCCTCGCCCTCGGCCTCTACGATTTCACCCCGGAACGCCGCTACCGCGCCGATGAAGACGACATCCCGCTGACGCAGTTCCTCGCCCGACGCATCGAGGACATCGCGAAGATGGAAGGCAAAGTGTGCCCTTGCCACGGCGATCTCGCCGCCTTCGGCGGGCCGAAATCCAAGCTCCCGTCCGCGTTCGCAAAGGCAGCCCGAGGTGGGAAAATCAAGCGCGACCCGCTCTCTGAGCACAAGAGCGCGCGGCGGGGAGTGGACGGGACGCCAGGTAGAAATAGCGCCCGATGCTCAAAATACAATTGGGTGGGAATCGGATGACTGACCAAGAGAAGTGCGCTCGAACCATTCCACTGTCGCGGGGTAAGGTTGCTATCGTAGATGCCGAGGACTATGACCGGTTGGCCGCCTTCAGATGGCATGCAAAACCGGACGGCAACACTTGGTATGCGGCACGTTCATTCCGCAAGGGTCGGACGACCCTGCACGATTCGATGCACCGCGTTGTTTTCGACGTCGAGAATGGTGTAGAGGTTGACCACATCAATGGAGATGGATTGGACAACAGACGAGCGAACCTCCGGCGCGCTACCAAATCTCAGCAGCAGGCCAACAAGTTCGGCGGTATCAGATCGGCAACAGGATTCAAGGGAGTAAAAAAGGCCAGTTGGCGCACTAAGATTGCCTACGAGGCCCGCATCAAAGTTGGTCAGAAGCAGATCCATCTTGGGTGCTTCGACACCGCCGAAGGGGCGGCGAGGGCCTACGACAAAGCCGCCAAGAGGTACTTTGGTAAGTTCGCCCGATTGAACTTCGAGGAGGTGGCCTGATGTCTGATGAGTGTCAAAGATGCGGCCGGAGTGATGGATTGCACGATGTTCGAGGGCATCCTGAAGAGTTCTCGGAAGGAACCGGCAAGTCTCTGGCTGGGGGCGGACAGGAGCCAGCACCCGATGGGATGGGGGCCACTGTTCGCGGCAGCCCCGCTGTGCGCCCCGCGAACCCCGGTCCGAGCCCAAGTGATGGCCCATGTCGATACTGTGGCAGAACGAAAGCACAATGCGCGGATGAGCGAGAGGATTCCTGTTGCGAGAGGTGTTCCATCGGAGGATGGATAGCACTCCACGAAAGAATCCCCGCAATCCTTGGCTCGGGCGAGAAGCCCCCGACAGGGGAGGATGCCAAACCATTGAGTGGTGCGGAACAGGATGCGACCCATCTCTGCGGAGGAAAGCGATTCGTTCCGATGGCGCATCACCAAGACGCTCACCGTAAAATCAAGGAACTCGGCGCCCGCTTGATGGAGACTTCGGCTCTCTTGGGTGATGCGTTGGAGCGACAGGTTGACCCATGCGATCATGCCGACGTGGGCAAACCCGGCTGCTTGACTTGCGACACTGTGAGGTTGGATCGGGTGAGTAAATGACCGACAAGGAACCCGCGCCGCTGACGGAGGAGGAGTTGACAATCTTGGGTCAGGGGTCGCAGGTGCCATCAGCCCAGCAGCGTCCCCGTCGGCTAAAGGACGAGGTGGGGAAGCGAGGCGAGCAGGAGATTCGCTCCCTCCGCACCCGCTGCGAGCAGTTGAAGAAACTCCTTGAGGCAGAAGTGGACGCTGGCGAGAGATGGCAGAAGCGAGCAGAGCAGGCCGAGGCGAGGGTGAAGGAACTGACTTTGGTTGCTGCCGAAAGAGTGAATCCCTTGGCGGTCAATCAGCCGTGCAAGACCCGCGACGGGATCTCTTGTCTCACTCACCGCAAGTCAATGCAGGACTGTTTCAACGAAAGGCCGACTTATGAAGAACTTCTGAAGGAATGCGACTCTCTCAAGGCGCGGCTGGAGGAGGCGGAGGAGCAGAAGCGGCAGGATGGAATCACGATTGAGTTGTTGGTCAAGGAGCGCGACCAAGCGAAGAAGCAGGTTGCCGATGATGATGAGATAATCAGGATTCTCACCATCGAAAGAGACAGGGCGAGGGCTGAGGTGGAATCGATGTCAGCGAGTCTTAGAAGTTTTGTGGCTGATAGGGATGAGTGGAGAGGCCGCGCCGAGGCAGCCGAGGCCGACCTGAAGGACGCGCAAAAACGCCTTAAGGACGCGGGCCTATGACATCACTGGCAACCGGATCGCCGGAGGCCCGGTCGGGAAGCGGGTTAATCACCTGTGGCACCCGACCGTCAATCTTAATATCCTCCGTGCCGATGGCCTCGATGCCACAGGTGATATGATGAGAGGAACTGTTTGGGAGAGATTTCAGCACTACGCGGAGATTCGGGGACGGGATGAATGTTGGCCGTGGAACGGAGACACGAAAGAGGACGGCTACGGTAGACTTGCGCTCGACCGAACTGGTAAACACGTCAGGGCGCACCGATTCGCCTACGAGCATTTCATCGGCCCGATTTCAGAAGGTAAGCAGACAGATCACCTTTGTCGGAATCGTTGCTGTGTCAATCCGTGGCATCTTGAACTTGTAGATAGCAAAACGAATACGATGAGAGGCGACGGCCCGACAGCGAAGAACGCGAAGAAGAAGGAATGCAAACGAGGTCATCCGCTGGCTGGCGTCAATCTACTCGCGACTCGTCATTCCGATGGACATATGATGAGGAAATGTCGCGCTTGCCAACGGATTCACAGCCTGAACAACTACTACAAGGTCGCCGCGCTCCAGGGCAAGAGGGGGGATGGGTGAGGGGATGAGCGTCCGTCGATCCTGCCGGCGGTGTACTCGTGGACTGCGCAATGGGCGCCGGTTCTGCTCGCCCTGCGCGCGCAAGCAAGATGTCTGCGTTCGGTGTGGGCTGCGCGACCCGGTGCCCGGCCTTGCCTATTGCGGTCGATGCCGGGAACTCCGGCAGGCCCAGAAGAAGCGTGCGGCCCCTCGCCCCCGCAAGCGCGGCCAGCCCTCGACCCTCATCCAAGTGAAGCGCGACCTCGGCGGCCGTTGCCCACACTGCGGGACCGCAATGGCCCAACACCGCGACTGCGTCGCCGTTCCCTCCCCCATGAGGTTCAGAGGCCAGAAGTTTCTGGAGGTGTGAAGATGTTGCGGATCTTGAAGTGCTGCCGATGTGGGCATCGCTGGCCATCGCGTGGCGACCCGGCCATCTGCCCGAAGTGCAAGTCCCCATACTACCGAACCCCTCGTCTCTCGAAGAAGGCGCGCCTCGAGATCCAGACTAGGGCAGGCCGGAAGGGTCGCAGAGAGCAGCTCAAGAAGCCCAAGACCCAGACGTGGCGCAAGGCCAAGGCCACGATGAAGGCGGGCGACTTTATCATCGAGGACGGCCAACCCATCGGAATCGCCGCAGGCAGACGAGGTCGATCCTGATGGTGTCGGAATCTGAAGGCATCGACATCGAACTTCTCAGCCATCGAATCCAAGGCAAGCTTGCAGTGCGAACGGTGGTCCGCGTCTGCGGATTCCCGCACCCTGTTCAAGACCTCGCAGGCATTGGAGTAATGTGTGGCGAACCGCCAAGTCACGCTCAAGCTCATCGTTTTTTTGCTCTAGGGCATCCGGATGCTGAGGAGGTTCCGCCGCGCCTGAATCCCGCACACGTCGCCAAGCTCGTCAGTCTAATCAGGGAACACGGCAACGAGAAGGGGGTGGGTCAATCCCGCGAGGAGTGAAGGATGGCCATTCCATCAATTGGAAAGGCGGGCGCACGGTGGCCTCGAACGGTTACGTGCTCATCTATGTCGGCCATGCCCATCCACTGGCAGACGTGCGAGGCTACGCCTATGAGCACCGCCTCGTCGCGATGAAGAAGATTGGTCGGCTGCTGACAAGTGAAGACATAATCCACCACATTGACCACGACAAACAGAACAACATCCCCTCAAACGTGGAGATAGTTACTCCTGCAGAACATCGTCACCGACATCGAATCCACAAGCGCGGCCTCCGCGAACCTGACGAGGCCAATCCGTCCATCTCGTGCGCGTGTGGCTGCGGCGCCCGTCTTAGGAAGTACGACGGGTCCAATCGACCGCGCCGCTACATCTCGGGGCACAACGAGCCGTCTTCCCCGACGGTTGACGCGATCCTAGGAAACCTCGACATAAGGCCAATGACGAGGATGGAACTTATCGAGCAGACGGGCATTTCGAAGCGAGCAGTCGCGGCTTGTCTCTCGAAGCTGAAAAGCCGCGGTCGAGTCTTCAACCATCCTCATGGTGTTTGGCAGCGAACGCCGGGAGTTCCATGAGCTTCTATCATGGTGTGTGGGGCTGCGAGCTGCTGGACGGTACATCTTACCATGCGATGCCGGCGGGATGGTGAGGCGGTGTGGCTCTGGCTGCCGGACCCCGCGTTATCTCTCTCTGCTCGGGCTCCGGAGCGCTCGCCTTCGAAGTCCTCTGGGAAAGGCTGATGCGATGATGTCGGAGTTCGCGTTCATCGACTCGGTCGTGCCGATCAAGTCGTTGCCCGATGCCGTCCGGCCAATACGCTGGAGGGACGTGCGCCGGTTCGTGACAGCATTTCACTATCTCCATCGCGCGCCCCCGGGATGCCGGTTCGCTCTCGGGGTGTTTACGGAAGGAGGGAAACGGATGATGGGCGTCATGGTATTCGGTCGGCCGGTCGCCCGACTGGAGGACCAGACCGGGACGCTCGAACTGACGCGGATGGTTCTCTGGCCGAGCCCGAAGAACAGCGAGAGCCGCGCCCTTTCGCTAGCGGAGAAGTGGCTGCGAACGAATGCGCCGAGCGGCATCCGCCGGCTTATCGCCTATGCCGATTCCGAACGGCACACGGGAACGATTTACCGAGCGGCGAATTGGACGGAAACGAAACGCGATACCAGACGACCCGGTGATGGATGGACTTCGCGGAAGGACCGTATCCGTGATGCTGGCGGGCCGAAGATCAAGTTCGAGCGGGTGCTCCGGACATGAAACCCCTTCAGTTCGAGCGTCGCTCGCTCGGTTCGCTGAAGCCCGACCCAGCTAACCCGCGCTCGATGCCCGAGGAACAGATGAAGGCCTTGGAGACGAGCATCGACCGGTGGGGACTGGTGGATCCAATCGTCATCAACAAGGACGGCACCATCATCGGGGGCCACCAGCGATACGAGGCCCTCAAGCGGAAGGGCATCGCGGAAGCCGATGTCGTGGTGCTGGATCTGCCGGAGAACGAGGCGCGCGCCCTCAACATCGCCCTTAACCGCATCCACGGCGACTGGGATGTGGGGAAGCTCGAATCCCTGCTGCAAGACCTCGAAGCGTCGGGCATCGACCTCCAGCTAACGGGGTTCAGCCAGGACGAGATCGACAAGTTGCTCAACGCGGGTGAGTTCAGCCCTATCCCCGAGGATGCCGTCCCGCGGCTGGACGAAAGAAAGAAGGTGAAATGTCCTGAGTGCGGCCACGAGTTTGCACCTTGACTGGTGCTCAGTCCAGGCCGCGCGCCACGCCGTCATGCGCTGGCACTACTCGAAGAGGCTGCCCACCGGCAAAGCAAACTGCATCGGGGTCTGGGAAGAGGACAAGTTCATCGGAGCCGTCATCTTCTCGTTGGGCGCTTCGCCCTACCTCGGCAAACGGTGGAAGCTGCCCCAGCAATCGGTCTGCGAGCTGACGCGGGTGGCACTCACGGCCCACCGCGCGCCCGTGTCCCGGATAATCGCCATCGCGGTCAGGCTCGTGAGACGCCGCAACCCCGGACTCCGGCTGATCGCCTCGTTCGCCGACCCGCTCCACGGCCACCACGGCGGCATCTACCAAGCCTGCGGCTGGATCTACACGGGCAAGACGAAGGTCGCGGATGCGTGGGAGCACCGGGGTAAGGTGCTCCACATCCGGGCCTTCAGCGGGCACAACTTCGGCCGCCCGCGCATGAAGCTCCCGGCCGGCGCCAAACCCATCAAGGTCCCGGCCAAGCATCGTTATCTACTCCCGCTCGATCCACAGACGCGCGCGCTCATCGAGCCCGCGCGCCAGCCGTATCCACGCGCCGGTGGTGTAGAGGGCAGCACGGCCCCCAACCAGGGGGCAAGGGGCGGTTCGAACCCGACCCTGGCGCATCCCGAAGAAAGCTGACCGCGCACTATTAAATGGGGTTCTATACTCCCCAAGCAAGGTGACGCCAGATGGGCCTTCAGAGAGGACTAGACGGGACTGAGGTTGAACGCAAGCAGGACGCGAGGGTGTCGTACACCTTCATCGCGGGCGGCTATCGCGCGAAGCTCAAGGAAGACGTAGCCGCCAGCCTCGAGTCGCAGGTCGACAAGATGAAGGAAACCGGCAAGGCGACGCAGAGCGACATTGACGACTTCCTGAAGGGCTGGGTCGAGAATGCGGTGCGCGTCATCCCGCGGCGGAAGCGTAACCGGCAAGATCGTGAGACACTCGAACTGCTCGTCACGACCATCGCGGTTGGGGGCAACCCGATGCCGCGGGTCAGTGCCGAGGTCGATGATGAGGGCTTCGGGCAGCTCAAGCTCGACGGGCATAGTGTGGTGGTCCGCTGGCGGCGCGACGTGCGCGAGATCATCACGTGGCTGACCAACAAGTTCAAGGTCAGGACCCAGAAGCCGACCTTCGCCGCCAAGCTGACGAAGTGGCAGAAGACGCTGGATGGCGCGGGAGGCGACGAGGTCGCGGCGGCGCGCGAAGAGGTCCGCGGGCTCCGGCGTGATTGGTTGGAACATGGGATGAAGCTGCTCCCCAAGCTGGCGGAGGAAGGTGAGTTCAAGCGCCACGCCAACGCACTGGAGAAAGCGGTCTTCGAGGAGCAGAAGGTCCGGACGAGGGTCGAGCGACCGAAGGCCCCGAAGGTCAGGAAGAAAGGCAAGCAGGGCAAGCTGCAAGCCGATGGTGGGACGGATGACCGAGAAGCAATCAAGGCGCGCTGTCGGGCCGCGGCGGAGGCGGTCCTATGACGACGATGATTCCGGAGCCGGTGAAAGATGCGCTCGACAAGGCGCTTCGCCTACACCGGCTCGTATCGGATCAGCTCGACAAGATGCGTGAGCTGCGCGGAAAGTCCGCGACTGGTCAGGAGCTTTTGGTGTTCGACGCTATCGAGGCGTTGAATACCGGGCTCGCGGACCAGATTCGGCGGACGCGGGAAGGTGAGATAGAATGAGCCCGCAACATCACGCTTACGAGAGCACGACCGTTCCGGAAGCGACGACGCAGGGCGAGATCCGAAAGCTCCTGATGGCGAACGGGGCCCGCGGTTACCAGCAGAGCGAGTTCTTGGCGGAAGGAATCGTCGAGGTCAAGTGGGCGCGAGAAATCAAAGTCGATGGCCGCCCGGTTTTCCAACCGCTGCGCGTCCGCGTCTCGGTCAAGGGGAAGCGCCCCGCCACGGTGTGGCGCGCGGTCTACTGGCATCTCAAGGCGAAGTTCGAGATCGTGCAGTTCGGCATCCTCTCGTTCGAAGAAGAATTCTTACCGTACTTCGAAATGCGTTTGCCAGACGGCCGCATCGGGACGGTGGCGGAACTGATGGTCCCGAACCTGAAGCGCGCGCTCCCGCCGCCGATCTTGGACGCGATGCGGGCGCTACCGCCGGGGGAGGAGGTGGAACGATAACCGACTGCAAGTTCATTCTCTGGACCCACAAGGAAGGCAACCTCGGGTTCGAGTTCCGATACTGCACCGCGCACTGGCAAGCACGAGAGAAGTGCTTGGAAATCGAGATGGAGCGACGAGACCGTGCGGCGAAGACCGCCTACCAAGAACGGCAGGCCGTCATTGATCGGATGTTCAACGAGCAAGCAGAGAGGCGCCGAGAGTTCGAACTGCGCTGGCGGCGGCGACGCGAGCGGCTGGTTCGCGGATTCGAACGTCGGATTGCCGGCATGAAGGCAGTGCGGACGCGACCATGACCCCCACCTTCGCCGAACCCCGGATCGCCGTCGGCGGCTGCGCCAACTGTTTCATCCAGCAGGGCGAAGTCGTGTGGGGCGGGCCAGAGCCCGACTATCGCTGGCTGTGCATCAACTGCGGTGAGCCCTACGCGAAACGCCGCGCCTTCCTCAAGCCGGGCCAAGTGCCGCCCGAGACGGATGTCGTGCCGGTCGGCCACGCGCGCTATCCGGCGGCGCCAGCATGATGACCCGTTCCGAAGCCCTGACCACTCTGCTCGCCGACGTCCGCCAAGCCGAGACGTATCTTCTCCTTCTCGACCGCGGCGAGGAGCATTATCGCCGCTCGCTCGAATGCTCGCGGAGGATTTCCTGATGCCCCGCGTGCTGAATGTCCATGACTTCCAACGCGGAATCGACGACCTTCCGCCCAACACGGTCACCGTGATGCGCCCGTCAAGGTGGGGGAACCCGTTCCGTATTGGCAAGGACTGCACCCGCGACGAGGCTGTGGACCAGTTCGAACTTCACCTCCTCGCTTCTCCGGAACTGCTCGCCGATCTCGACGAACTCAAAGGGAAAGACCTCGTGTGCTGCTGCGCGCCAAAGCGATGCCACGGCGACGTCCTGCTGAAGTACGCCAATAGGTGAACGATGGCCGTCGACCTCGAGATGCCGCCTTGCGGCGTCTGTGATGGCCCAGCCTATCGCCACCGCACCGATGTCCGATGTCTCAAGTGCGCCAAGCTTGCCACTCTGCCCACCTGCAGGGCTCCGGGCGTCTGCGGCGCATGGGTGCCGGATGCCTACGCCGAAGGCTGGCGGCTCGTCCGTCCCGGCTACACTGCCCGACAATGTCGGCCGTGTCGGTTAGCCTGCCGATGCCACCTCATCAATGATCCATCGCAACGTTCGTGTTCCCCGTTGCGCGCCAAGACCCAATGCGATCTCTGCGCGACCGGCACCTGCCTCTCCTGCGTTGACCGTCGGTGGCCGTGGGACCATTCGGACGATTGGCTCTGCTGCTGCGGGCAGAGATTTCATCGGTGGCAGCACGAGTACCAGCCTCCCTGAAATCCAGCGAGCAAGCCTTAACCACCCCCTCCCATTACCGGCGGGTGAGCTGGGCAAGGAGGAACGCCCCTTCGCGCCCGCCTGCCCCCCGCGCCTCACCAGACGGCGTCACCTGTCCCAGAGGCGCGGGCAAACCCCCCCACCCTCGACTGGCCGCCAGAGGCTCCCTTTGCCCCCCTAGGTCGCGCACAAGCCCCAGAACCCCCATTCTACCGGCCTCCAAACCCAGATAGGAGGGGGTCTTGAGCCGGGCCAGTCGATTCGGACCCCCTATGACCATTGGCCCCCAAAGCCTATCATAGGCGGTTCCCATTAGCGGCCAGCATGACGAAGGGGCGTCGAGGTGCGGGGGGTAGCCCGAGGCTGACCCCAGAACAGGTGCTTGCGATACCGGGGCTTCTGGTCGAGCTTGGCAGCAAGGCCGCCGTCGGTCGGCATCTTGGGGTGGGGGTCACGGCCATCGACTACCGGCTCCGGCAGCTCACCGGGACGAACGTCACCTCTCTGAAGGGTGAGATCGCCCAGCAGGTCGCGGCGATCCAAGCCGCACGAACAGCCGAGCCCACCCCTACCGCGCCGCCTCCTCCGATTCAAGAAGGTGGACCTACCGCGCCCTCAGCAGATCCGGCAGGGCTCGTTCAGAAGCCCGACCGGGAAAGGTTCGACCCGCGGCGCGCACTCGAGCAGGTCGCGCGCGGCACGATGGCTGCTTTCGGGGACGCTATCGAGCGCGCTAAGGGGGCCGAGAACGCCAAGCTCCCGCTGGAGCGCACGAAGGCTCTCAAGGATGCGGCATGGCTGGCGGCGCCGGCGCGCGACTCCTCTCAAGTGTTAGACGCGATCCAGCGCCAGGACAAGCTGATGCAACTCAGAGAGCGGGAGGTGGCGGCCCGCGAGACTCATGCCCGCGCAGCGGCCGAAGGCAAGCTGGGCGTGAAGGTCAACATCGCGGTGGGCATCAAGCTGGACCTAATGGAGCAACTGCTCACGGTCGTGCGGGCCGAGCTTGGGCCCTCGTCGGCCTTTGAACGGATCGCGGCGCGGGCGAGGCAAGCGCTTGAAGCGGAGGGGCCGGTCTGATGAGTTACCGCGAACGACACCCCAGCCAGCCTGCCAAGACGTTTGAAGTTGGGAAGTGTCGCCGCTGTGGGGCCGCCGTGGAGAAGGGCAGGCGGAACTGGTGCGGCCAGACCTGCATCGACGCCCACATGCGGGCGCGCGGGTTCCGATACAGGATCGAGGGTCGGTTGGCCAACATCGAAACCCACGGAGTCCCGACCTGCGATGGCTGCGGAGCCCGCGAGGCCGAAGTGGCGAAGCAGCAGTGGGCCATCATTCTACGAATCGAACGCGAGCTGAAGCAACGGGACGACGACATCTGGGGCATGACGAAACAAGAGCGCAGGGCCTACGAGGCTGCCCACCGGAGAAAGCAGTTCGAAGTCGACCACAAGACCCGGCTGGCCGATGGCGGGACCCACGAGGTCCGCAACCTCCAGCTCCTATGCTGGCAGTGCCATCAGGCCAAGACGGCACGCGAGGCGCGTGGGCCCGGACGGGCGGGTGCTGAGCCGGGTCTACGAAAGGTGAATCGACTGGAGGGGTATGGCTGATGGAGGCCATCCCGCCCCAAGCACCCGATTGGGCAGGTGCGATCCGGCGGGCGGCTGAGTCCGGCGACTCGCTCCGAGCTGAGCGGTTGCGATACTTGAGTGACTCGGTGCTGTTCTGGGAGAAGTTCATCCGGCCCTACCGGGCCGCGGATGCAGTGCCGCCTGCTGCCTGCCATGTCGAGGCGCGCGCGTTCCTGAGAGCCCATCGCGAGGCCGTGGTCTTGATGCCGGTCGGCCACCTGAAGACCAGCATCCTCACCGTGCAGTCTCTCATCGAGGAGGTCTGCGCCGATCGCACACGGCGCCACCTCGTTATCAACATCTCCCAGAAGGGCGCGGAAGACATACTCTCTGAGGTGCAGTTTCATCTGGAGAACAACACGGATCTCATCGATGTCTTCGGACGCTTCAAGACGCGGGAGGCCAAGTGGACCCAGCAGAGGTTCGACGTGATCGGCAAGCCCCCCTCGACCACGCCGAGCGTCATGGGGGTGGGGGTCATGTCGAAGGCCATCGGGAAACGCCTTGATGGCATCTGGGTGGACGATGCCGAGGATGAGGACTCGACCCGCACCCGCACCATGAGGAACCACACTTGGAACTGGTTTGACCGAGTGGTGCTGTCGCGGCGTGAGCCCACTTGCCGGACACAGATCGTAGGGACTGCATGGCGTGACGAGGACACGCCGCACCGGCTGCACGCGGAGCAGGGCTGGCCGATGCTGGTGTTCAAGGCGTTGGACGATGAGGGGCGGGCGCTGTTTCCCGGGAAGGTGCCGCTGGCCGAGCTGCTGCGCCGGCGCACGCAGTCGGAGCGCACGTTCAGGCTGATGTACCAGAACGATACGAAGGCGAATCGCGGGGAGGCGTTCGATCCGGATTGGATTTACGAGGAGGACCGCTGGGTGGACAGCGTGCCGGCGGACACGGTGCGGACGCAGATATTCGACCCGGCGATGAGCAGTGCGGACCGCCGCGGTGGGAGCTTCAACGCGGGCATCCTGCTGGGGGGTCCGCTCGCGGACGACAGCATCGTACTCATGGCGGTTTATGCAGTGAAGTCCGAGCGGCCGTTCGAGATCGAAGCGGCGCTGGTGAACGCCTGGAAGCCGCACCGCCGGTTGCAGGAAAGGATCGCCATGTTCAATCCGGTGATGAGGATGGGAGGCCGGATGGCGGACGGGCCGCCGATACGCGAGATTCACGGTCATGCGAAGGACAAGCTAACACGGGTACAGAGTCTCGAGGAATGGTTCAGGCACAAACCGGAGATGGGGATCGTGAGCCGGCTGAAGTTCCTGAAGTCGCTGCGGGCGGAGGGGACACGCCGGGCGATGTGGGAGTTGTTCATGGACGAGTACTCGGCGTTCCCGAACGCGGATCACCTCGACTTGCTGGACGCGCTCCAGATGGGGCTGTACGAATTGACGTACCGGGCCGGGAACATGAACTTCGAGAGCGTCTGGCAAGGCGAGCAGGATTAGGCGGACGAATGGCTGGGCGACCCCAAGTTCTTCATACCGGCGGTCCATCTACCCAGCGTGCCGAAGGCGAGGCCGAGGGACGAGGCTGTGAACGCCCGGACGTTCGAGACGGCGAACGCGGGCGTGCCGATGTGGGAGACGAGCGGATCGGACGAGGTGGACACCCCGAGCCGGAAGGTCGGCACTTCGCTGTGGAAGAAGCGGGTCAGAAGCGAGGACCTATTCGATCTGTACCTACGGAACCCGCTGGCGCAGGCCGTGGTCGACATGCCGGCGGAGGAGATGTTCGACCGCTGGTTCGAGGTGACGGAGCCGGTAGGTGCCGCCCTTAGGATCGAGGAATTCGACGAGGAGTTTCAGACCAAGAACAACGTTACGCTGGCACGCAGATACAATGGCATCTACGGCTACGCGGTGATGCTGGTGGACCTGAGCGGTGCGGGCGGGCGGAACTTCGTCCCAGCTCGGCGGGGCGAGCGGCTGCTGAAGATGTTGCCGATCTCCAGCGGCAACAACTTGGTTTCGCGGCCGAAGATTTTTCAGGACGAGGACCCGCGCAGCGACACCTATGGCGAGATTCAGAAGTACGAGTTTCAGTTCATGGTGCAGGGCCGGACGGTCCAACAGACATTCCATTCCAGCCGGGCGAGACACGTCGCGGTCAAGACGCTGAACAACGACCCGTTCGGGATTCCCGACCTGCAGGCGCTCTACAACTATCTGGTCTCGTGGGACACGACGATGTGGAGCAGCGGGGAGATCGTGGCCAAGAACGCTCGGGCCTACAATGTCGCGACCCCGCCGAAGGATGCCAGCTCGACGGAGATCGCCAGCGGGAAAAAGCATCTCAAGGACCCGAGACAGGGCGAGACGGTCATCGCGCCGCCGGGCTGGGAGTTCAAGGAGATGGGCGGAGCGGCGCTGACGTTGAATCCGATACAGTTCGCCCAGGTGTTCATCGAGGCGGTATCGGCGGGCTCAGGCATCCCGAGGCCGGTTCTGATGGGCACGGAAGCGGGTGCGGTCGTGGGCGCGGAGACGAACCTCCAGCGGTATCACCGGGTGCTGCGCGCTGAGCAGGCCGACTACTGGACGCCTTGGCTCAAGAGGTTCTATGGTCACATGGAGGAGCTAGGCATCCTCAACGTCGACGCGAGCAAGTTGAAGCTGAAATGGAGGCCGCTGTTCGAGTTGACGGCCGAGCAGGAGGCGCGGACATGGCAGGCGAAGGCCGACGCGATCTCGCGGATCAAGCAGGCCGGGGGCTTCCCGGTGACGGACGAGCAACTGAACATTCTCCGGGTCGAGATGCCGAATCCGACGGAGCTGCGGGCGCAACTTGCGGTTCGTGCTGCGGCGCCGCCCGCGCCGGTGCCGGGCGAGATCACGGCCGGACTCAACTTGCCGGCGCCGCCGGGCAGCGCGGCGGCGGGCGGCGCGCCCGTTCCGCGAGGCGAGCAGCCTGCGGGCGGAAACATCCCCGAGCAGCTGCGTCGTCGCGAGCAGAGGGCGTGAACGGATGCACGGATGGGACGACGACCCCGGAGGCAACACCTCGAACGCGGCCATCTGGGAGATTCCCTACGCGGGGACGGTCGCGTTCACGATCACGAGCGGCTCCTACACGGACGGCTCGCTGTCGGCCGCGGAGGTCTACGCATGGCTCCAGATCGCGGAAGCCATCGAGATGCAGCGCGAGGAGGACGAGCGCGCCGCGCGCCGGCTGATGAGGAAACGCCGCGTCCGCAATGCGCCTCGGCCGATCTGGATGTCGAGGTCGGGCCGTGTGCCGTGGGCGCCGCATCCGGCGATCTACTACGGGGCGAAGCGATGGAGGTATGCGTCGTGATGAGAGCGGCGAGTCTTGACGATCCTGCGGCCGTCGCCTTGCTGGAAATGGCGCGGACGAGGGGACCGCCGGCCTTCTGCGGCTGCGACCCGAAGCGATGCCAGCACCGATTCCCCGAGCGCCCGAATCTGGAGGAGATGGCGCACCGCTGGGTGGAGGCGGCATATCGGATCGAGGTCGAGGCGACGGACGACCCCGCGACGATGCTCGTGACAGCAAGCATGTCTTGAGGCCACCATGCCGGGCCAACAGAGTCCGCTGCGGAACGGAAGGTGCGGGGGATGCGGGACCCCGAGCGGCCATCGGCCGGGGATGCACGAGGAGCTGTGCGCGGGCCCGCGAGCGCGGGGGCTGCCGTGGTTCGGCGCGATGCGGCGACCTGTCGGGAACCATCGGGGCAACGGGAACGGGAGGTCGGTGTGCATCGTGTGCCGGCTGGCTTGGTGGATCACCCGGACGAAGGCCGATGGGAACGCGCCGAAGTTCGCGCTCGACCGGCACCTCTCTTGCTTCAATACGTTCCGCACCCATCCGGGGTTCGCGGTCGCACGGAGGATCGCATGATGGCCGAGGCGCGAAATGCCATTCTCACGCGGGGCGAGTTCGAGCCGCCGCTGCTGGAGTTCGAGTACGAGCTGCCGCTGGACATCTTGCCGCAAGAGGCGTGGCAAACGGCGGTGGAGATGGCGAACGAACGTCTGTCCGTGCTTGAGGGCGACCTGAGAATCTTCACGCCGGTCGATACCGGGGCGCTGGTGAGATCACTCCTGACGAAATCGGCGAGCGTTTTCGACGCCAGTATCGGCGCGGGGTATACGGAGCCGTACGGGTGGTGGGTGAACTACGGCACCGAGACGTTCGACGGATACCACTGGTTCGAGCGGATCGTGCAGGCGCACATCGAACGGTTGCAGGGCGATCTGCTGGAGCTAGCGCGCCGGCTCGCGTTCCCCGGTGAGGGGATCGGCTTCTTCGGGGTGTGAGGAGATGCCGAAAGGCCACGCCCGGAAGGACTGCCGCTGGTGCGGGTGGAGCGGCGGGATGGGGCCGGGTTCCCAATACTGTCCGCGATGCGGGCATCGAGCCCTGGAGAGCCCGTTCAGGATGCGGGGCAGGTTGCCGCCGGTGCCGGCGCTCCGCGACCCGCGAACGGGCCGATAGTGTTCGGGAGAGATTATTAAGAACCTCGTCCATTCTTAATAGCAAGCGGGACTCCCCCGTTCGCCTCGACATCCCTCCGCCGCCGCTGATCCCGGCGGCGCCCTTTCTCTCGGCAGATTCATCAGCGAGGAGGAGCACGGGGCGCGACCGGAAGTTTCTTCGCCGCGGCGCGCCATGTCGCCGCGGGATACGATGCCGCTCAAGATCGGGGACAGGACGTACGCGGACTTCGACGCTGCGGTGCGCGGAGTCATGCGGAAGTTCGGCTGGAGCATGGAGCGCGCGAGAGCCTACGTCGGGAGCATCCAGAAGAAGCAGGAGGCGAACCAGGTCAAGGGGATGAATACCGATTGCGGCTGCTACCCGGAGATCTCTGTCCGTCTCGAGGCGGCGAACGCGGCGGTCGACCGGATGCCCCATGCGACGCACGCGACGGACAACGCCGGCCGCCAGCTCTGGAGGGAGGAGGGCCACGAGTTCATCGTGCCGGCGCGGGTCACTTCGGCGGGCGTGATGAACGGCGCGCACAAGAGTCCCGAGGAGATCGTGCGACTGTTCGACGAATGGCCGGACGAGGTGCCACTGACGTTACTGCATCCGGCCGGCGGGATCGACCCGAAGCCGGAGGAGATCATCGGGAGCAGCCGAGGGAAGCGGCTGCTCGTCGACGAGGACCTGATGCCGGTTATCGAGGTCGACCATCATTACGATCTGCGGACGCCGAATGGACGCGCGGCCGCAGAGGCCAACAAGCGCGGTGAATGGCTGGACAACAGCATCGCCTACAGGCACAACATCGTTCCCGAGATCGGAACGTTCCGTGGACGAGCCTACGACCGACGTGAAGCAAACCTTAAAGTGGCGCACGTGGCTGTTCTACCTACAGGACACGGCGCGTGTTCGAAAGACCAGAGGTGCGGAATCATGGTGAACGATGGCGCAGGAACCGGGACTTCTCCGACGACAGGACCGCCCCCGCCAGCCGCCGCCGCGCCACCCGCCGCACCGCCGGCAGTCCCCATTCCAGTGCCTGCAACTAATCTCACTCCATCCGTCCCGACGGAGCCGACACCCGAGCAGATTGCGCGGATCACCGCGCTCGTGCTGAAGGGCGCGACCCCCGAGGCGCTTCTCGCGGCCGGCAACGCAGGCGCGACCGAAGCGAAGAAGGCCACGGACGAGCTGAAGAAACTCCAGGACGCGGAGGCTGTCCGGGTGAAGGCCGAGAACGAGGCGCACGACCACGCGCTGCGGGCCGTGGGCAAGAACAAGATCACCGACGAGGACATCAAGGCGATGTCTCTCGACGAGAAGAAGCGCACCCTGAAGCTGATGGGTGTGCAGGGCGCGAACGCCGGCGAAGCTGTGAAGCAGCTGCACGCCGCGTTCGACAAGGCGCTCCAGGCGAAGAACAAAGCGATCACCGCGGACGAGCTCGCGGCCATGTCGCTGCCGGAGAAGGAACGCGCGCTCAAGTTCGCCGGGCTCAACGCCGGCGAGATCACATCATCGCTCCCATTCGCCGCGATGGCACCGGGTGCGCCGACGAATCAGGGCGGCGCCGACAACGGCTCCGAGCTGACGGTCGGAGACGTGTGGAACGCGCCCCTGACGAACCAGGGCGTGAGCCGCAAGGACGAGCAGAAGAAAGCGTAGGGGAGTTCACTGTCGCAAGTGGCCGGGAAGGGATGCTGAGATGCCGACGAATGTGGTAGATGGGCTGGCGGGCGAGGTCGTTGCTGGAGACGGGCCGCACATCATGCGCCTCTCGTGCGTGGCTACGGGGACGATGTCGCCTGGCGACGCGGTCAAGTACACCGCGCAGCACACGGTCCAGCGATGCAACGCCCAGGCCGACGAAGTGCTCGGGTACGCCGAGCGCGACGCCGAGAAGGGGACGACCGACTTCGCGACGGGGGATCGAGTCTCGGTCATCAAGCTCGGGTCGAACTGCGTCATCATGGCGAACGCCGGCGCGACCGTTACGCGCGGCAAGGTCGCCATCCTGCACACTTCTCCGCATCTCGTCCAGGACGCAGGAGCGCTGCCACTGGCGGTGCGGAGCGCGGGCGTGTTCGTCGCGAGCCGGACGGGCGCTGGCATAGTCCAGCTGAACCCGGCCGGACACCCCTAGGCAGGCGGAGGACTCACAGTCGCGGAGCTGACACGGAAGGGATCGGGACATGGCAAGCGCACTGACGGACGAGCAGATCAAGTTCCTGCGGACCGCGGTCGTGAACACCCTCCGGGAGAACCTCGTCGCGCGCACGATCTTCCCCACGAGCCCCATCGGGAAGGGGAAGCGGAAGTTCGACTACGACGAGGAGTCGGAGATGGGCGCCGCGGGCATCGTGCATCCGGGCAACCCGTTCCCCGAGGACAAGACCGAGCTCACCCGGAGGAGCGTCCGCGTCTCGAAGATCGGCAAGGCGTTCTCGATAACGTTCGAGGATCAGGACGCCAGCGAGACGGAAGGGATGCCACTGAGCACCCGGCTCGCCCGGCAGGCCGCGAGGCGCGTGGCCGAGCTGGAGGAGCAGATACTCCTGTTGGGCAACACGACCTATACCATCGACGGCATCGAGAACGTCGCGGGCAGCAACACGACCGCGGCCGCCGCGACCTGGAGCAACGCCGCTGCGAAGCCTTACCAGGACGTGAACGACGCGATCACGAAGCTGGAGGAGGACAACGTCGACACCTCGCGCATGGTGCTTATCGTGCCGCGGGCGACCTACGGGCACCTCCGCCGGCTGTCCGCGCAGGACAACGTCATCCTCGACCAAGTGCTGAGCATCGTGCCGCGGGTCGTGCCGAGCGCGACCATCACCGCGACGCAGGCGCTGCTCGTAGCGCCGAGCCCGGAGAACTTCGAGATCGCCATGTCGGAGGACGCGATGACGAAGGGCCCGGTCATGGACGAGAAGCAGGAGAAGCACTTCTTCAAGGTCCGGGAGCGGTTCGGGTTCGCGATCTACCACCCGACGGCGATCTGCAAGATCACCGGCGTCGCCTGAGCGTAACGATCACGCCGCCAATGGCGGGAGGACTCGTCATCCTCCCGCCCGAACGCTTCAAGTAGCCTGCAACTTATCTCCGCCGCATGGCGGAGAAGGGCGAGCAGAAGGGCGCGGGCGAGTACACGTGGCTGGGCAGCGGACGTATGGGCATTCCGGGCAAGGACGGGTCGCTAAACTTCAAGCCGGGGGAGACGAAGGAGATACCGAAGGCGTACCTCGACACCGCGGGCGCGAAGCAGATGGTGAAGGATCGACTGCTGCTGCCGAAGGCGGAGGCGGAAGCCGAGCTCGCACGGCGCGCCGTGGAGGCCACGAAGCCGAAGCCCGTGCGCCGGCCGGGCCAGGCGGAACGGGATCTTGAGAACCGCGAGACGGGGAGGGCTGCGATCACGGACGTCGCGGACGTAGACATTCGGACAGGCGGCGCGGACCCGGATGACGAATAGCAAAGGCTTTTCCGCCGCCGGTCCATCTCCGTGCGGGTAGGGCTTGCCGACCGTTCTCGTTTCCAACCCGTCCGCGACGAAGGACGCGCAGGACATCACCACAACGGATGCGAGCGAGGTCAACGGCTTGAGCACCGGCGGGAACCCGGTCGGGAATCCGGCGGACTGGATGCGCGCGAAGGACCTTGACCCGGACTACATCTTCCACTGCATCATTTCGGGCGGCGGGTCGACGGCCCGCCTGAAGGTCTACGCCTCGGTCGCGAAGAAGGATGAGGAGAACCCATCGGCCGCCACGTTGGACGCGAATCAGTACCAGGTCGCGACGCAAGACAAGGCGGCGCCGGATACGCATGATTTCGTCTTGACGACCAAGTACGACTACCTCAAGCTCACGATCACGCGGGTCGGTGCGCCCAACACGAGCGTCAAGACGTACGTGACCGCGCGAGGAAACAAAGGGGCGTGATGCCCTGGTCCATACCACGAACTACATCTCGCCTGACCTTCAGCGGGATCGGTTCGGACTTCAGGAGCGCACGTCCGCGCCGGTCAGCATCGCGGACGTGGGGCAGTTCTACACGAAAGAGGTCTTGGGCGAGACGGAGCTGTTCTACCTCCAGGCGGATGGCACTGAGATCCAGATCACGAGCGGCACCGGGCTGAACGTAACGTCCGGGGTCACTGGCAGCGGTGCCAACACCCAGGTCGCGTTCTGGACGGGTGCGACCTCTCTTGGAGGGGACACCGGACTGACCTACGATTCCGCCACTGACACGCTGCAGGTCGGACCGGCAGGGACAGCGGGAACGATTGAAGCCGTCAGTTCGGCTGGAGGCGGCGGTCTAGTGCTGCGGACGCGGAGCACGGGCGGGAATGCGCCGCCGTTGAGCGTCACGTCCGGCGATGGCGCTGGAGGCGGGGTGGGCGGAAACATCGTGGTCACTGTCGG